CGTGGCGGGAACAGCGGGCGCGGTGACACCGAGATCGGTGACCCAACCGCCGCCGTTCGCGCCGACCACAGACAGATCGACGTCGCGGATGATCGTAGGCATGTAGGTGTTCCTCTCATTGAATGGTCCTCCGCCGCGATCGCGCGAACGGTGGTCTTACGCCTGAGGGTGGAGAGCCAGCTCATAGGTGGCGGTATACCGACGCACAGCCGGGTTGGCGTGGGGCAGTGCGCGGGGGCCCACGATTGTCCGGGTGCGTGTGAATACGTTCCCGTCCACGATCTCACCGGGCAACTGCCACATGAGTGCGGAGCGCACCAGTTCGGCGAGATCCTGTGCCTGTGCCCGGGTGAACCCGTAGGAGTCGACATCTACGACCGCGCGGTCCAGGTACGGGTTCTCCAGAATGTTCGCACCGCTGATCCGTTCGACGAAGACGACAGGCATCGTGTAGGTCGTACTGGTCGGGATCTCGAACTGGGCCGGCAGTTCAGCCACGACCTCGACGTTGCCGACCCGCGAGGGTAACCAGGTCCGGAGCAGTCTCTCGATGGACGCGAAGGTCATGCCACGCCGCCTCGGATATCTCCGCCGCCGGCGCTGAGTGAGCGACCGAGCACGCGGTAGCGAGGCACCGGGCCGAAGCCGAACTCGACGGCAGCGGCGTGGTCGCTGGTGTTGGCCACCCGGCCGTAGGCTCGCGACGCAGGTCCGCCGCCGGGGCCGATACCGGTGGAGACCTCGAAGCCGGCCTTGTACTCGCCGGGTTCGCGTCCGTCGGTATACCACCCGGAGTTCGGGTCGCCGACGGGTGCGATGGCGATGGCAGCAGCAGCGATCTGCTCGGCACGTTCACGCACCATTGCGAGCATGAAGCCGGCGCGCATGATCTCCGTGCCGAAGGCCTCGTAATCGTGCTCGTAGTAGGACGCCATTACCCCTCCACGCGGTTGAGCCGGATGGTCTGCAACGCGGCCCCGGTGAACGGGCTGCTGTACTGATCTGGCTCGCCCTGGACCTCCCACGTCTGACCCCGCCATTCCGCACGGTCTATTGCGGCTACGGAGATGTCTGGGGGGATCACAGCGGAATAGGTGGTGTAGGTGCGGGTGTACTGATCAGTGGCGTCTTCGCCTGAGGAGAGCAACGCACGCTGATTCCCCAGGGGCCAGACCGAGGCGCCGGTGATGCCGCGCGTCGTCTCCTGGTACTGGACAACACCGTAGTTGTCACGCACTGGTTCACCCGCTGACATCTGCGGTGTGCGAATGTACAGCGTGAGTACCTCGGGGAAAGCCAGGCTCATAGGGTTCACAGCAACGCCTCCACCCGTTTACAGAATGCGTTTAGCTCGTTACAAGTCTTTTCCTGCAACCTCTCGGCTTGGGCGCGAGCCAGAGAGGAAAGCGTCTCGTAGTAGTCTGGGCTGCCTAGGATGTCCTTGATGGCACGCTGCCACAGACCAAGGCCGGCGTTGGCGGGCAGGTAGGTACCGGCCGGGCCGAGGGCTTCCCGGATGCCCGGCGTACCCGTCGCGATAACCGGGATTCCGGCACATGCAGCCTCGACACCGACGCGGCCGTAGCTCTCGTACGTCGACGGCATCAGCAGCAGCTTCGTGTCGGCGTAGACCTGCCTCATCGGCTGGCCATGGGCCCGGATCTCCACATTGGGCATCTGCGGATCTAGCTGTTCGTTGTACGCACCCAATACACCAAGGAAGCGACGATCCGGCATTGTCGCAGCAAGCTGCGAGAAACGGACGCCACCCTTCGCCTGACAGGTGTTGATGAGAGTGATGTAACGCCCACGTTCCAGCGCGTCCACCTCGTAGTCATCGACGAAAACCGGTGGCCGGACGACGACCCCGTTTGGGTCGCAGCCCAAGTCAACCCGCATCCAGTCACTGTTGTAGACCAGCAGGTCGTTCCGGCACGAGGCCCACATCCGCGTAGCCGGGTGGGTGTTGTGCAGCACTTGCACCAGCGGCTTTCCGTAGAACAGCGCGGCTGAGATGACGGTCGACGTGTTGTCGAGGTGGGTGAACAGAACGTCGGCCTTGTCGGCAGCGTCCTGCCAATCCGCAGTACCCTTCGGAAACACCGCCACGCCGTCAAGCACGTAAGGTGAACACGTCTCGGAGAATCGCGAGAGGTGCACTTCGCAGTGATGGCCGCGCTGCACGAGCGCCTTCAGCAGTTCGTGCAGCATCATCTCAGCACCTGCGCAGTGATCCGGCCGGTACAGGTGGACGCGGGCGACGATGTTCACGGCCGCAACTCCATCGTCCCGGAGACCCTGCCGCGGTACTTGTTCAGGACGTCGCGGTCGCCGCCGGACAACGAGAGGGGCCCGCCGCTGGCGAACGAGGCGGTGCGCGCGGAGTAGGGGCCGACGGTCTGCATGTCGACGAGCCCACCACCAGGGATCGTGAAGGTCCGCAGCGCCATGTTGGCCACCACCGAGACCACGTCGTCGGGCACGACAGCGAAACCGTGGTCGTAGGTGACCTCTACCCAGGTGTCCCCGTCGGAGAAGTCGAGCGTGGGGCCATTGATGACGAGGCTCTGGTCCCCCAGTTGGATCTCGGGCCCGGCTACCCAACTCCAGTAGGACAGAGGGGTGACCTGTGTGGAGGTGCCATAGGTGACGACCGAGCTGACAGCTGTGACGGCGCGCACCGGGCGCTCTGGGAGCGTCACTTTGTCGCCGCGCGGCCGGAGCCGGATCGTCGAGGTCCCTGCGGTGAAGTCCCGCCGGCAGTAGTTCCGGACGACCACCGAGGCGTCGTCGAGCTGCTTCTGCAACTTGGCCCGGATCGTGTTGTCCACGATCGTGTAACCGAGTCGGGCCTCAACCTCAGCGATGTCAGCGAGCGAGGACAGCGAAGCCACGACGCACCACCTGCTCCATCTCATCGGCGAACCTGTCGAGGTCCGGATCGGGGTTGCGGCCGGCTGCGAGCGCAAGGGCGGCGTCGGAGGCAGCCGGGTCGTCCCAGAGGCGCGCGATGGCAGCAAGCCAGGCCTCCGGGTCACACCGGTCGGCGAAGGTGCCTGCGGAGCCGAGGGCTTCCACCAGACCGGGTGTGGGGTGCGCGATCGTCGGGATGCCGGAGTGCGCAGCCTCGATGGCCGTGCGCCCGTAGCTCTCATACACCGAAGGCATCAGCAACACCCGCGTGCGTGCGTAGACCTTGGTAGCCATCTCGCCGGGTGGGCAGTGCTCCACGACCTCGACGTTGGTCGGCACGACGTCGGGCACGATCTGTCCGCCGTAAGCGCCCTTCACGGCGAGGAACTTCCGCTTCGGCAGGCGCCGGGCCAGATCCCAGAACAGCAGGCCGCCCTTGTCCTCGTTGAGGTTGATCAGCGTGATGCGATCGTCGCGTAGGCCCGGCGGTGCGGCGTAGTCCCCGCCGAAGACCGGTGGGTGCACCACGACGTACGGCGGGAACGGGCCTACGCAGAACCTGCCCCAGAACGCCTTGTAGTCCTCTTTGATCCACTCCGTGTTGAACACGGCGAGCTGAGAGGGGCCACGCCGGAGCGCGCCCTTAGTGAACTCGTGATTGTTGTGGATCAGGTGAACGACCGGCACCTTGAACCGCTCGCCCAACGCTGCGGCGCGGATCGTGTTTTCGAGATGCGCGATGACGACGTCGGGCTTGTTCGTCTCGAACCAGCGGTATGCGTCGACACCGAACGAGCGGTTGTAAACCTGCACGCCGTCCATCCTGTACGTGCGAACCTGCTCGTCCTCCAACGGTCTGGAGATCAGCACTTCGGCCGAATGCCCACGGCCGACCAGGCGCCGCAAAAGCGAATGCAACGTCATCTCGCCACCAGCATTGTGGTATGGAGGGTACGCATGGCACATAGCCAGGACGCGCATCAGACCCGCTCCTGAGAGGAAGGTTGTGGACCGCGCGCCGACTTCACTGTGTGGCTCCTCCGGTCGGTGGTTAGAAGAGCCACACAGTGACGTTCATCAGCTTGCCGCAGAGCCCGGAACGGCTACGCCGAAGGGGAACCTCGTCGCAGAGTCCGCGTTCAGGTTGGTGACCGGGTTGGCCGTGGCCCACGCGAGACGCATGGTTACACGCATGGCCTGGCCGTCGTTCTGCATCGCGTTCCAGATGACAACGCCGTTGTTGTCGTTGATGACGCCCTGGTCGAACATCTTGAATGTGATGTCCTGGCGCATCCCGACGATGGCCTTGCGCCAGTCACCGGCGAGAACGGTCGCGACGGTGGGGTCCCAGGCGCCGTTGTCGACCTCCGAGAACGGCATCCCGTAGACGGTCTTCGCCATCGGGTCGTAGATCGGGTGGCCGTCGGACGCTCGGACCTGCGCCAGGCGCCACTGGAACCCGGGCCGGGCCATCCAGCCGTTGACGTTGCTGTAGCCATCGAGGGTGATCTTCTCGGCGAGCTGCGCCAGGTTCAGCGGGATGTCGGTGCTCGTGAGCGACACCGTGTTGCCGGCCGCGATGGCCGCAGGCACGAGCGCCGGCGACCAAGTGGTGGGCTTCGAGGTGCCGAACAGGCACGCGGCGTCGATCTTCTTGGCGAAGGCCTCGACGATGCGCGGCCGGATCTCACCCCACAGGTCGATCGAGGTGTCGGCGATGTAGGAATCCGGCACCGGGACGATGACCGCGATCTCCTCGGCGACGAGGTTGACATCCTTCCAGTCCATCGAGGTGGTGGACTTCAGACCGGAGTCGCCCGAGACGAAGTACGCGGTCGGAAGGATGTCCAGCACCGGCTGCCGAGAGGTGCGCGACGACATCTGGGTCTTGGCGGCGTTGGCCAGGACCACAGAGGCCTTCGGCAGCTCCTGGATGATGCCGGCCACCATCGGGTCCGGGACGAGGGGTTCGTTGCCGGAGTACGGCGGGTCGCCGCGGTTGACACCCTGGTCGTAGAGAGTGGGCATGGTTGTGTTCCTTTCTGCCCACGGCTACGTGCCGAAATGGGCGGATGGTTCAGTGACCCGCCATGTTGCGGATCAACGAGTTGGCATCGACGGTGACGACAGGGCTGGAGCCGCGCTGGCCCTGCCGGAGATCAGGGCGACCGTTGCCGGCGCTCTTGTCGTCGATATTGAGTTCGGCGGCGAGTTCCCTGGCCTGTTCGAGCGCTTCCGTGGGATCAGCCGCGGTGATGAACTTGGCGAACTTGGTCGGTAGGTGCGCGGCCTCGGCAGCGTCCAGGCGAACTTGGCGAGTGGAGTGCTTCTCGTTCTCCCTCTGAAGCTCGGCGAGCTGTTCCTTCAGGCGCTCGATCTCCGGCAGTTCCTCCTGACGCTTCTGCTCGTGCGCGTCGTGGCCTGCCTTGTACTTCTTCGCGTCGGCCTTGGCCTTCTCCAGTTCGGCCTTCAGCCGCTCGATACCCTTCTGAGCAGCTTCGGCGTTGAAGGTCGCAGGGATTTCGTCGGTGTGCTCGTTGGGCGTCGACTGCGGGCTGTCGGGCTCACCAGAAGACAAACCGGTATCGGCCGGGCTGTTGCTGGTGGACTCGCCGGTAGGTGCGGACATTCGGTCTCCCGAGGATGTGGTGCCCTCGCGGCGCTGTTACGCGTGACTCGTTGAAGCCAAATGAGGGCGGGAACATTTTCAGCTCTTGCAGCGGTAACAGTTCTGCGGGTCTATTCCACCGCACACTGGACAGACCGTACAAGAAAGTGTAGGATGTGCGGCC